TCGGTTGACGTTTGCCCCTAGGGGCTTTCTAACTTCCGTTAGAGGGTGTTTGCTTTACACGACTCGGACTATTGTCCGTATCTGCCTTTGGGCAGAATATCTTGCTACTAGATGGTAGCAATGTAAGATGACCTTGACAACAGGGTCACCCATCAGTTCACCACGTGTGGTGAAATAACAAGATAATATACCATTATCCTGATCGACCTCCTCGACTTGTCGAGGAGCACAAAGTGCAAACATTGAAGTTTGACGATACCAATTTGGGATACCCAAATTGTAACATAGACGATTTATCATCGCCTGAGCTATTGCGTGATCGCAATAGTTGGTTGCTTGTTTCCAATCAGTGGAAAACAAGTATACATCTTCGTCGCCGAAGATGAAGTTCGCAGAAGGGTTCTTGTGCGATAAGCGCTTGAAGAAATTCCAAGCGTGGTTTGCTGCCCCCACTCCAGATCGTGAGGAGGGCACTATAGCGATGTACTCAAGAAGTACATGCGAAAGAACATGCAATAGAATTGCATGGCCGAGATGCGATACAGTTATCGCTCGATACTTTCCTAGTTCAGACACTAGGGAAACTCTGACAGACATCACGTTTCTATCATAAATCGTATTCCTATCAAGGAATAACGAACAAGCCCAGTGAAATAGGCGTTCTCCGGGAGTATCACTCACGGTTAAGATCCTACCAGTGTAGGATCCAGTATCAAGGTTTATCTCCTTGATTTCATGGTTCGTTGACAGAACCTTCCTGGCGGCTTCTAATTTGCCACCGGACTCAGAGTTCGTAAAGAACTCACCACTGTCACTAAGTGACACTTTGGCCTTGTTAATAACACGAGACCAGAAGGTTTCTGATTGTTTTTCAGAACCTATAGCCTCCACCACTTCTTGATGGAGCATGTCTATACCATCACGGATATAGACCTTGACTCGGTCGTAAGCCGAGTGATCAGGAGGTTCGGTGAGAATCTCCTTAATCTCCTTGAGTGTACTCAAGTAGACACTTCTGGGTGGGACCCCAGAGGCTCGGGTCTGGCTTAATAGCGAGATCCGATAAAGATCGATAGGAGTTTTCCTATCGGCTATGAAGTCAGTGATGACTTTCATGAAAGAGATCTCTCGCGGGATCTCAATGAGACTAACGTCTCCAATGGGGTTAAAACCCATCTCTTTAATTGCTTTACGCAATTTCTTGATCTTCTCGTAGCAGGAGATCTTCTCCGTGTCACCACGGAAATAGTCAGGCAAAAGCTGACATATCAGACAGTGAACTATCTGATCAATCCTTGACCAATCAAGGAGTTCTTCCCACATAGGGAAGGAAAGGACGATTTGCATAAGCATACCGTCAACTGTGGCTAAGATATTTCTTAGCTTCTGGATTCCACCATGTGAAATCTTTAGTTTGACTAATTGCCAAACTTCCTCGGGTCCAGAGAATGAACTCTTACCCGCAAGAAGACGGAGTATTGCTACTCCGTTAGGATTCAACCTTCCGGTTGATTCTTTCCGTATCAATCTACGGAACCAGTAGGTGCTGCTATACAACACCTTTTGTGCATACCAAATAGTTGGTAAGCTTGAGAACTTGACTCTTTTGTCAAGTCCGGTTACTTCCTTCGGGAGGTTTTCCTCCCAAAGGTTGATTGCGTCCCAACAGACGTTAATCTTTGGGACATCGAGATCCTTTCTTAGGGCAGGATCTAAAACCAGTTTGCAGAAAGTCTGCAGACTCTTATGTGACTTTTGACAGTCACACGAACTTGACCTTACTTTGCGTAAGGTCGATGTACAAGGAAAGCTACTTGTACATAAAACATCCTCGCGGATGTTCCACTTCTCATGACGCTCTTCGGCGCTGAGAAAAGATGAACTGGAACCAGTTCTGGCC